GTCGGTCATGCGCTGATCTCCATTAGTGTGATAGATGAGGTGATGCGGGAGTAACCCGACGAGTTAGTGTCCGTGTCAGTCCTGTTCACATAGACAGTTTGGGAAGCCCCAGAGGTGTGCCCTATATCTATTGAGTAAGTGATCGCGGAAGTTGTGGAAGGTGAATCAAGAAACGTGGCGCTGGAACTTGAGTTGACGGCGGGGTTACCGATCGCCCCACCCGGACCGGCCGTCATTCTTCTACGGCTGCCCGCCTCGTCACCGATACTTACCGCTGTCGAGTCACGCTTTAACACGGTAAGAATCCCGTTATTTCCACTAACCGCATTTAATCCACCGCCGACCCCGTAAGTAACGAGGATTTTGCTTGACGTGGCACTCGGTGTTATGGAAGCCGTTAGGCCCGTAATCGCCGTGTTAGCCCCGACCCCCACCGTTGCAGAGAAAGTGTCAGTCTTAGTTGTGGACACAACCTGCAACACTTTCCCGCCGTCGAGCCCGTCAATATGGTTCGCTAGGGCCAGACTCACGGCCGGATAACCGGCTACGAGATCCGAAGCCTCTACATATGGTGTTCCTGCTGCTGTTGTCGCCATTTTTCACGCTCCTACTAGATCGTTATTTGACACTATTTCAAACCATTGAGCCGCCGCATTTACGTCGCCCCACGTTAGATCTTCTAAGACTTGACCCCATGTTAGCGTCTGGTAACTGAAACGCGGGTCACTGATGGACAGTGTCAAAATGTGCTGCCCATTATTGTAGGAGTCAGTCCAGCCTTCGACGATACCTTCAAAGTCAGGATATGGGCCCGACGCGGGTAGGCCCCGTACGGCGACGAGTGAGCCCGACACCAGGTTGAGTAGTGCGGTCGTGTCTTCCGTGTCAAGTTGGTCTACAAGCACCGAGATTTGGCCGAGGTTCCACAGCCCGTTCGCTTGGGCTGTAATAATGTTACCGGCCCGAGTTGTCGCGTCGGTAATCGTTTTAATGTCCGTGTCGAGCCGGTATTCACGCCGACCGTATTGCGCGATCGACGCGCTATCCGTTTGGTTCACTGACTCATCGGGCCCGTATGTGACCGTCACGTCGTTAATCAGGGGCGTCAGAGTCTTAGCCCACGTCGGGGCGAAGATTACCCCGGGCGCTTCAAGGTTGAAGCTCGTTGGGAATAGCGGGTAGTCGGCCCATGTGCCTTCGGCTTCTGACCAGGTGCCGACTTGGTTGGCCCATATCCCGGGGAATGTTGTCGAGCCTCGGTTACCGTAGTCCTCGAATATGATTCGGCCTGTCGGGTCGTCGTAATACGTGGCCCCGGTTCCTTGAGCGATACGGGCTAGGGCGTCGAGGGCTGTGGAGGGTTGGGCGTCGGCTTCGAGGATCGCGTAGAGCGTGATGTCGGGGTCGCCAGCGTTAAGGTAGTCGAGGCCGGTCGCGTCGAGAATGCCGGTTACCCGTTGCCGGGCGCTTTGCTCAATATAGCCCGAGGCACCGACATCGGTGTACCCGAGTTTGGCTAGGTTCCCCATTGCGGTAATGGTCGTGATCGCGGTCGGGGTGCCCGTACTGATAAATGACACGTTAAGGTCACTAATCGCACCGGTAAACCGATCGACACCATCAAAAGATATTGCCACCGTGTCGGCGAGTTCGAGTAGCGGGCCAGTGTCACCCCGTAGCACTATTTGGGTATTCGAGGCGGTCGGGCTTGAGGTCACGTCACTACGACCGTGGGCTACCGTGACGTTGAACTCGAATAAGTCCAGGTCGATCACCGACCCGCCTAAAGTAATTTCGAGTGTCATGTGAGCACCGGGGTGACGACGGCGCCACTACGGGCGTCCGAGTTGCGGATCACGTTGGCGATAGCCCGCGCTACTTGTTGATCGGTGATGAGTTGTTGGGCGGCTGTTGCGTCGGCTACTTTTTCGGCCCGGGCCGCTGTGGCTGCCGCTTCGACGTTGCGAACCGCGGCGGCTACGTCACTCGCTAACTGCGTTTTGAACGCTGCACCGACTGGTTTAGCCATATTCTTACCCAATTTTTTAAGGGTTTCGCGTTCGTAATCAAGTTGGTTAGCAAGCCCGACAACCATCGCGGCGGCCTGCTCTACCCCGGCGTTCATAAAGTCAGGCACTAAACCGAGGGCAAGCTCTTTAGTTTTGTCTTGAATGTTCACGAATTTCTCGTTAATTGTTCCCAATAACCCTTTATCCCCTAGCATCTCTTGACCGAGTGCCCCACCAACTTCCGGGCCCAATCCGGCCATGTAATCAATGAGCCGCTGATCTACCTGCGAGTTTTGTAACCCTTCGAGCACGTTCCCGAACCATTCGGCTTCGGCTATTTGAGCGTTAAAAGCGTCCACAAGTGCTACGCCGGTTTTGTTGCCTTCTTCATCGAATTGATCCGTGAAGGCTGATCCGAGGTCGATCCCGGATAGTAGATTCCCTTGCATTGTGAGGGCGTAGTCGGCTACGGCGTTTTTAGCGTCCTTAAAACTCTGTATTTGAGTGCTGAGTAGTGCCTCAGTGGAGGCGATTGCCTTGCCTACGTCTTCGGTGCTTTTTTCTAGGAATTTCTGGAATTTTGTTAGTTTTTCTACTTCGACGGTCGCGGATGCGGTCGAGCCGCCGTAGTTTCGTATTGTGTCTTCGGTTCCCTCTAATATCTTTTCGTATGCGGCTTGACGTTCGGCAAGGGTAAGTACACCGTAGGTTGCTTTGACGTTTGCGGCGGTTTGCTCGTTTGTGGCCTTTTCTACTTCCCTTAGACCACCTAGGAAGTAGGGGAGGCCGTCGGCGGTTTTTTTGGCTGCGTTAGCAAAAACGATTAATTTGTCGGCGCTTATTCGGGCGTTCTCACCGACGGCGAGGATACCGCTTACCCATGTGCCCAAGATTGGGATTAGGGGCAGGATGTTGTCCAGTAGTGAGTTACCGGCGTCTCGCATACCGAATATGCCGGTTTCGTATTTTCCGGCCGCCTCTGTCGCGTCTTCTATCCCGCCGGTCAATCCTGCGAGTGCAGTAATCACCACGCCGATACCTGAGGCGAAGTCACCGAGGTCTTGCCCCGTGTCTTGGATAACTCCGGCCATGCCTCTCGACCCGCCCATAGCCTGCCCGGCAGCTTCCAGTGCAGACACTAGGCCGATACCTATCTCGGCTTTAGCGTCCTCTACAGCGGCCTGCAAGATCTTTTGAGTGTTCGCTAGACCCTCAGAGGTACGAGCAAAGTCACCCTGAGCGTCACTGGTTTGGGAAAGAATAACGTTATGGGCCGCCAACACTTTCTGTTGAGTTGTCAAAGTGGTGGTGCCGTCACCGATCCCCATCGAGAGGGCGGCGGCTTTAAGTGCCGCGTCATCCATCAGCACACCGAAACGCCTCAGGGGTTCGGCTTCACCACGCAACGCGGATCCAATAGCGTTAATTGCTTCATCGGGTGACGAGTTATTAAACGAGGCTAGGTCCGCTGAGAGGGTAACCAGTTCAGTGGAGAAATTAACCAGGTCGCCGCCACTGAGCCCGGCGGCTTTACCGAATTGGGCGAATGTCGCGGATGCTTCCAGCGCTTGTATGCGAGTTTGACCCAGTCCGGTGACTGCATCCTCAGCAAAGTCAAGAATTGACTGTGAACTCTGCCCGAATATGACACCGACTTTGTTTTGTGTCTCGCCAAGGTCGGACGCTGCTTTTACGGCGTCTACACCGACTTTTACGGCGAACGCACCGGCTGCGGCCCCGGCTGCCAAAAGAATCGGGCCCATATTGCGGCTTATTGACTCCCCAAAGCCTTTTAGACCGCCTTCGGCCTTATTTATTCCTCTATTAAACTTTTTGAGGTCGGCGGCTAGGAATATGGTTAAAGTTTTTCCGGCCATTACATCACCGGCCATTTCCGGACGACACGATCAACGGCCTTCGCCCATTCATCGAGTGCGGGCTTCTGGTATGTGCGGGCTTCACTAATCCAGTCGGAACCCGCACCGAACGCGGCAGGCATACGATCCCGAGCACCTTTAGCGGCACGACCACGGTTTCCTTTGTCTGACGGGTATCGCACCATCGTCGCGGATGCGCCACCACTAAACGTCCTAGCGGCTTTACCGATCATAACTTTTGGCACACGGTCGGAACCTGCACGGACACTTTCCGCGATTTTCGGACCCCACGGACCCGCGCCCATAGCGGCCTCTTTCCACGCCGGAACCATGTGTTTTTCTGCAATTATTTTAGAAGACGCACGTAATTCTTTACCGGCGGCTTTACCGAGCTTTGAAAGATCGCGCAGAAGCGGGCCTAAACCTTCGATATACACATCGAATTGCTTCGGGGCCACTACGTCAACTCCTCCATGATCGTGACGACCTCGCGGCCTGTCAGT